TAGTTTTATTGAAATTAAATATATCGTCGATCACAGGTTTGTACAAACTTGCAGTCTTGTAATAAAGCTCCCGGGTTTCGTGAGCAATCATTGTATCGTCTATATCAGTAAATCGTTCGAAAAATCCGGCAGCATTCTGAGTATCAAAAACCTGAAATATTTTATGTTTTTTCAAAGCCGTATCTATTTCGACCATCATGCTGTTCAGCCTGCCCCACTCCTTTTTTAAGGGCGGTATATATTCAACGGAATTATCCTTTTCAGCATTGATTTCATGGTTCATTATGTATTCCGCCGATCTATACTTATCATATATCTCTTCGAATTCGGAAGGAGGTATATTCATACATGATGCCGAAAGCTCGCCCAATAAAAAGTCCTGACCGTTGACCTTGATCATATTTCCTTTGACATAAAAACAAATATCGTTAAACATAATTACACCTCAAGGCTGTCGTTTTTACAGTTTCCAAATTAAGTATATCACATTTTGTCGTAATATGCAACAGAAAATGTCGTGTTGAGCGAAAATTAAATGTTACGTGATTTTATTCATTTTCCGGATTTCCGCATATAATAATATCAGAGAGTTAAAAACGCGCCGCAGAAAACTAAATCTGCGGCGTTTTTTGTTTGCAGAACCGAGGTCAGCGGCTTTGCATACCGGAAGGAGGTCGATAATATGAAAGAATTAAAAATTTACAGCAGCGAGTATATTATGAACACTCTGATGAAACCGATTGAGTACTGCGTGGACGGATTGATCTCGCAAGGCTTATTTATTCTCGCGGGTGCGCCGAAGGTCGGCAAGTCGTGGCTTGCGCTGGATATGTGCCTGTCCATTGCAAAAGGAGAAAAGGTTCTTGGAAAAGCAACGTCCTGCGGTCATGCGGTATATCTTAGTTTAGAGGACAGCCTGATACGTCTGCAAAACAGGTTGTACGAACTGACAGACGAGCCGTCCGACAATCTTAACTTTGCAATTATGGCGGAATCAATTTCAAATGGTCTGCCTGAACAAATTGAATACTGCAGGAAGCGGTTTGACGATTTGAAAATTGTTGTGATAGATACTTTGCAAAAGGTACGTAACGAATCGGAGTCAAGCTACAGTTCAGATTACAAAGAACTATCCGTTCTAAAAAGTCTTGCGGACAAGCTTGGTATAGCTATAGTTCTGGTTCATCACACACGAAAGTGTTCCGACGGCGATCCGTTCAATATGATTTCAGGCAGTACAGGTTTGAGCGGTTGCGTTGACGGAAGTATGGTTCTGATTGAAAGCAAGCGTGGAAGTCGAAAAGCTAAACTGTATTGCGTAGGTCGTGATATTGAAAATCAAGAGATCAATGTTGTGTTTGAAAGCAGCAGATGGAAAGTGTCTGATGAGATTAAAAATATCGAACCCGACTATTTCCCCTTTGCTGTTCACGACTTTATGGTAACTCAGAAAAAGTTTAAAGGCTCTGCTACTGAACTTGCTGAAAAGTTATCTGCTCTGCTGGACAAAGAAATGTTTTCAAATCGTGTCAAAAAAGATTTAATTCAACACGCTTATGAATTGCTGGATTACGGAGTAACGTTTGAATCCAAACGCAGCAACGGACAGCGAATAATTATTCTGAATTACGATATGAAAAGTGACAGCAGTGACGGCAGAAATCTTATGCCGAAGGAGTGTGAAAACGCTGACCCTGCTGTCACTTGCGGTAACAGTGAAATGCTTGAAAAGCCTTTAAATACGTTGCTTGCGATTGATGAGTACGAAGTTGAGGCAGAAAAATCCGCTGTCACTGTTTGCAATCCTACTGACCCTGTTGATATTGTTACTGACACTGATGACAATGCAAAGGTTTATGAAGTCAAGTTAATGAGTCTTGATGAAGTGCTGCACATGTCAGCTAATAAAATAAGAAGTCAGCTTGCGAATAAGGGGATTGACATTCCGCCGTTAGAAACGCAAAGTAAGGCAATGTAAGCCGATTTGCGGGTTTGGATTTTTCTATCGGGTAAGTTTAGCAGAAACAGATTAAAAGCCGACACAAGCGATTTGTTAGCCGCTGTGGGCGATATGTGGGAGAGGTTTTAATTCTGATAATAAAAGGCGGTTGTCAATCTGCACAAATACCGGATATGCAGAGGTTAAAGTAAGCATAACTAATAATTTGCAAGTTAAAGCGACGGTGTCGCACTCACAGCGGACAGCAAAGCTGACCGCAATATTTTGCCGAAATTACGGAGGTTTTCGGCTCTCGAGTAAAAGGAGTCTTAATTTGCAAAAGTATGAAACGGAGGTGTCGCAGCAAGTAAAAAATCAATAAAAATGCGGAAATATCGCCCTTTGGAGTGTGCACCAAAAGGTAATACCGCAGGAAACGGAGGTAATTATGGCAAAGAAAATAGGAATAAGCTTAGACAATGAAACTTTGGAACTTTGTGATGAGTATGCGGAGAAAACTTCGCACTCACGTTCAGAATTTATAGCCAAGGCGATAAGGGAGTATGTTTCCTCAATTGAAGTCGGCAGGCAGAAGAATATCATCGCAAAAAATCTTGCAGATGAAATCGTGAAAGGTAGCGAGGCAGGGATAACTAAAATCTCAAAAGGCTTGTTCAGATACGCAGTTGAGCTAGAAATTGTGATTATGATACTGTCGGAGCTGGCTGATATTCCTCCGAAAGTTATAGCGGAGTATCGCAAGGAGGCGGTGCGTAACGTTCGCAGGACAAGGGGTAAAGTTAACCTTGACGATTTGATTGCAAGGAACAACCGTGAATTTGCCGAACAAAATATAGCTGAAAATTCTTGCGAATATGGCGAAGGTGATGTTATCGTTAACGCCTATGAGGTTGATGATAACGAATTGTAAAATCGGTGCGTATCAAATTCGCACAAAAAATTTAAAACGAAAGGACTGAACTGATTTGTTTACACGAATTTTCTCAACATTTGTTCCGATATATATCGGAGAGCAGGAGGTATATGGACACAAATATTATAGAAAGAAACGAAAGCTGTTGCTCCGGCAGCATAACGCAAACTGAGGATAAGTATATCAAAAGTCGTTCCGAGATCATTGACGGAATTGTTTACAACATCAACTCGGTGTTTGATATGACCTCAAAATCCACAGCTGAGGACAAGCTGAAATATTTGCTGAGATCCGCCGCTGAAAAATTATCATAAATTTATAGATTATCGCTGGACTTTCAGAATCGATTGTGATATACTATCTGTAATCTCAATCGGTTTGACAGAGTCCGCATAATGGACGGAAAGAGAGGTTAATAATGTCAGACACGAATAAGATAACGGCTTTGTATTGCAGGCTCAGTCACGAGGATGAGCTTGCGGGAGAAAGCAACAGCATTTCAAATCAGAAAGATATACTTCAAAAATATGCCGATGAACATGGATTTTACAACACCGCGTTCTACATTGACGACGGGTACACGGGAGTAGATTTCGAACGTCCTGCATTCAAACGCATGATAGACGATGTGGACAACGGCAGGATCGGCACAATAATTACAAAGGATCTCTCAAGGCTTGGTCGAAATCATCTGCACGTAGGATTATACACAGAGGAATATTTTCCGCGCAGAAATGTCCGCTATATTGCGATCAATAACAATATTGATTCCGATAATCCGGATTCCTCCGCTGTCGATATGGCGGCATTCTACAACATTTTTAACGAATTCCACGTCAAGGATACAAGCAGAAAAATTAAGGCAAGCTGTGTAATAAAATCCGAAAGAGGGCAGAGAGTCGCTTCACGTCCGCCTTACGGTTACATGAAATCTCAGGAGGATCACAACAAAATTCTGCCCAATCCCGAAACAGCGCTGGTCGTAAAATATATTTTTCAACTATGCGCTGATGGCTTGGGTCCGGCTCAGATCGCGCACAGGCTTGAGGAAGAACAGATATACACTCCTGCGATGTACGAGTACAGTCAAACGGGAAATGTTATTTCTAACTTTGATACAAGCTATCCCTACCGCTGGAATCCGACCGCAGTTGCAAATATTTTGGAGGACGTCAGCTATCTCGGACACACTTGTAATTTCAGGTTCGGCAGAGCGTCATACAAAGACCATCGGAAATTAAAGCTGCCCAAAAGCGAGCACAAGCTGATTGAAAATACTCATGAGCCGATAATCGACATTAATATATGGGAGATAGTTCAGCGACTCAGGCAGAGCAAGCGTAGGTTCACAAGGAGCGGAGAGAAAAGTATTTTTGCCGGAATAGTCTTCTGTGCGGACTGCAAACAGAAGTTATATTTTCACAGACACGCAAGAGAGAAGTCTGAAAACTGGAAATTTATCTGTTCTTCGTATCGAAAAAATAGTCGGGAACAATGTACCATGCACGGTATTAAGGAAAGTCATCTCAAGGAAATCATACTGCATGAAATACGGAATGTGACTGCGTTTGCGAGAGAACGTACAGATGATTTTGCTGAGTATATCAGTCGGGAGTCAAATACTGCTGCTAAAAAAGAGCTGTCCGAAGCTAACAAAAAACTGAAAAAGAGCGAGAAAAGGCTTGCCGAGGTCGGAATAATTTTCAGAAAGCTGTACGAAGATCACGTTCTTGGTACGATTGATGATGATCAGTTCAGAATGCTGTCGCAGGGATACACTGATGAGCAGAATCAGCTTAAAGCGGAAATATCAGACTTGAAGCATACGATGCAGGAGCTTCAATCCCAGACGGCTAACACCGCAAGATTTGCTGCGCTTGCTAAAAAGTACACAGATATTACAGAATTAACTCAGGAAATCTTACACACGTTTGTATCGCGCATCGAGGTTCACGAAAAGCTGAAAGACGATAACGGCAGTATCACGCAGGAAATCGATATTTACTTTACTCATATCGGAATTGTAAAGTAGACAAAAAGAAAACGGAGAGCATTAGTCTGAATAAATCAGATGACTCTCCGTGATACATAAGTTTAGGGTCGTTCCCTATTTGTGCCGCGATAATACGAGCTTTTCGAGGTGTGCATCTATTTTATTGCACAAGTATGGTGCGGGTGACAGGACTTGAACCTGCTATAATCAGCTTTCAATGCACGATTTTACGCTATTTTGCATTTTTCGTGTCATGTTTCATGTCATATACGCTTTGAAAATATTCGTCGATAACCTTATCGACGCGCTGGCGATCATCATCGAAAGTCTGCTGATAAACTGACCTTAGTGTGCTAGTATTACTCCAACCTCCCCGCTCCATTGCGTATATATCAGGAATATTCAACTTTGCCATGACGCTGGCACTGATGTGTCTCAGGTCATGAAAAGTAATGCAATACCCTGCTGACCTTGTAATTTTTACGAGCTTGTCATATATTCGCTTAGGATTGTACTGCACGACATAATCATCAGGGTTGAGCTCCAATGCGTCAATCAACTCAACAAGCGGCTTGCCAAGTCTTACTTGTCGATTACTCTTATATGTTTTTGCTTGTTTCTTTACTGTCAGCTTATTGCCAACCATAACACGCACCTGTGACAGCGTTAAGATATCTCCAGTTATATCCTTGCGGCGTATTCCCTGTATCTCTGACATTCGCAATCCGCCCCATACTGCAAGTAACACTGGTATTTCAATATCTGTGCCACGAAACAGTTCAATAATTGTTTCGGCGTCAGGCAAGCTTTTAAACGTTCTAGTTTTTTGTGGCAGGCGTATTTTGCCCAATTTTATATCAACATCATGATAGGTCATTACCGCTGTGAAGAAGCCATATACATTTCTTACAGTTTTCGCAGACCTTACGACAGCAATGCTGTTCACCCAATCCTGCACAAGTTGTGGCGTAATATCATTTAACCGCATATTTGCAAATCTGTCAAAATGGTTTCTGAGTTCCGATTTGTATTCATGTATTGTGGTAGGCGATAGAACAGGTGTTTTAATCTCAATGTATTCCTCTGCAGCTTGCTGAAACGTTTTTTCGTCCTCGCTTTGTTGAGCGCTGTTCAGCCACTCTGCTGCCATTAACTCGGCTTCTTTCTTGGTTTTGGCAGTAAAGGATTTGTACTTCCCTGTTGCCTTGTCATATGCCCTAACACGATAGTTTCCGCTAGGCAGTTTTTTTGCTGTTGCCATGTAAAATTCCTCCTAAACATCTTGACAAAATTTTGATTTTATGCTAAGATAATAGGGTACTACCCTACTGTCCATTTGCTGTGGTTTGTCGGTGTTGTACACGCCCTCACAGGTCGCTCTGTGGGGGCATTTTTTTATTGCCGTCCTGAACTGCTTACTGTATATCTTGCGCCCTTTCCACCGACGCTCAAGCCGACAGATTTTTTGCCGATGTTTAATCTTGCACCGCCGCCGAGTTTAATTGATTTTCTAAAACGTAATCCCATGGTTATGCTCCTTCTTCTATATAGTACAAAAATGCGGACAGGTTTAAAATTCCTATTGACAATCGTCGTAATATAGGATATACTAGATACATCGAACAAATGTTCTGTAATAATTATATCAGCTCTGGGTATGCTAACCCCGAGGTGATATAAAATGCCACTCTACGAAATTAAACTGAAAGAATTGCGAAAGAGAGCACGTCTAACTCTCGTTGAGCTTGCGGAAAGAACAGGTGTTAGCAAATCCGCCTTGTCGAAAATCGAAACAGGTGAAAGTGTACCAAGAATAGACACCATAGTGCTTTTGGTAATTTTCTTCAAATGTGAACTTGCAGATTTGGTTGTAATTCACAAATAAATTCCTGTTTAGTGGAATTTTATTGCCAATATATTGGTCTTATTGTATTATTATGTGAAAAGGGAAAGGAATGGTCTAATATGAAGATAACAGACGAAGAGCTAGAAATGATTGAAAAGCTGAGATCCTTATCCCCTGACGGGTTAGAAAAGGCGCTAAACAAATTAGTTGAACTCGCCAAGGAACAAGGAGAGGATCTAAAGCAAAAACAAACAAGAGGTACATAGTTCTGAGCTAACTCATTTGAGTTAGCTTTTTTTATTTTAAAGTTGAATGTTTATGGTTTCAGAGTCAAAGCTATCCGTCCAATCATCAGAGTTAAAAATACTAAAATTAAACTCTAACGTTTGCATATCTGTTGCTGAGATTGAGTTATCTTCCAATGACCAATTTTCTATTATTATAGTGTCGTTAGCTTTCTTGCCGGCGTTTACATCTGTTGACATTGAAGTTTCAATCATAAATCCATTGACAGAAAAATTACGCACCTGTACAGTATAATTTTTATCAGTGTTGTTTTCAATTAACAACTTAACTTCTGGTCCGAATATTCCGTCACTATAGTCCATTCCCTTAAATGTGATTTTTATTCCGTTGCTATCTATTAGCACCTGCTCTTTTGTTTCTTTAGCAGTAGTGGTGGTAGTTTCTTCTGTAGTTGTGACAGTAGTGGTTGTTGTTTGCTCTGTTGTGGTAGTGATATCTGCTGATGTTGTGGTTGTGGTTGTAGTTTCTTCACTCGGCGTAGTTGCAACTGTAGTAGTTTCGGTTGCAGTTGAGGTTGTGGTTGACGTTGTCGTACTGTTATTATTCTCTCCACTGTCACTGCAAGCTGTCATACCTAACGCCATCGTAAGTGTAACTATCCCTGTTATAATTTTTTTCATAATATCTCCTCCTAATTTTTTTAATTAATTGCTATTCCGATAGCAATAGTTGCTATACAGCCTACTATAAGTAGCACTATTGCGGCAATTTGCTCGCTTTTGTTCTTACGAAGGTCACGTTTGTAAACATATTCTTCGTAATTTGCCCCGTCTTCTCTGATGTGTCTTTCCTGCACTTTTAAAATTACCATTGTCAACGCAAACGCCGCAACAATGATAAGCAACACAAGTATTGTTTGGAGCATAACTACACCTCCCATTTAAAGTGAATTTAAAAACTTCTTGAATATTTCCTTTTTCTCGTCTGAAAGACTTCTGATTAATTCAATAATTTTTATTTCCTCTGCGGATAGCTCAATGCCTGCAGAGGTTTTTTCTTTGCCTGTTAAAAGATAATCGGCAGAAACGCCAAAGTAATTAGCGAGCTTGGTTATTGTTGCTCCCTTGGGAGTAATACCACTTTTCCAACGTGAAAGGTTTCCACTCGAAAAACCAAGTTCATTAATAACATTGGTAAGTTTTAAACCTCGTTCTTCGCAAAGTGCATTTAGCGTATCGTAAAACATAACTATTCTCCTTAAAATCACTATTTCTTTTGTATAAAACTAACATATTAATGATTAAAAGTTTGTAATATGCTACAAAAACATTCATAAAGTGCATTTTATTATTGACAAACGCACTTTGTGAATGTATAATAAGTTTGTAAAAGAAATTATACAAAAAAGACAACACAAAACCAAGCCATATTGAAAGTCCCAATTTTCAAAATAGCTCGTTTATATTATATTTGGTCGCACTTATATAATAGCTCAATTTGCCTTGTTTGTCAAGGTTCTTTTACAAAATTTATGTGTTTTGGAGGTGAACAAAGTTTGAAAATTAACAGCATTGAGTATGTGTTGGCAAGATACTTTGAGAAAGATTTCTTAATTGCAATGAGGGATATCCCTATCATTGTTTCGGGCAAGCAAGGCGCAACTGGTAAAACAACGGTGTGCAATATTCTAAAGAAGCATGGATACACCGCTTTTGAAGAATGGCAGCTTAAAAACCCTGAAACTGACGAACAGAAAGCTCTTGCTAACAGGTTGAAAGATGAAAATGAAATCTTCATTTTGTTAAAACTCAACAAGCCAATATCGGAGGTGATAAAGTGAACTATCAGAATTTCGTTGCAAAAGTCTATGCAGAACTTAAGCTCCGCCGCATGACGAGAAAGGATCTCGCCAAACTTACAGGTTACAGCGAGAACACAATAAACGTGTTCATGAGTAACACAGATAGCCGAGATCGCTCAGATAACGTGGCGAAAGCTATTTCAGCGGCTTTGCACATAGAGCTTTAGAGAGGAGAGGGAGAACAATGTACGGCAAGCTTATTGTCCGCTATTGTCAGGACAATCACGTAACTTACAAGGAATTTGCTAAGTTGTGTGGCGTAAACGTGAGAAGTATTTATCGTTGGATAAACGGCTCAACGATAAAGGACAAGGCAACGGAACTCAAGCTTTGTGAACTTCTCGGTGTTGAGATACCACAAGCAAAAGAAATCTTTGAGGACACATCAGACACATTCTACATCTTCCCCGAGGAAAAGCAACCGACAAAGGTCATTCAGATCGGTGAAGATTATTACACAATGCTCCGTGAACTTGCATTCAAAAGCAAAACGTCACTGAGATATGTTGCAGAAATGTGCATTGACTTTGCTGCGGCAAGATACAGAGGGTGATGTTAATGCCAGCAAAGAAAATAACAGCAGATGATGTGATGTCACGAGTGTTTAAATCTGCAAGAGCCGAGAAAGGTCTCACGCAGGCAAAAATTGCAAAACGGCTGAACATGGCACAGACAGCCGTGAGCAGGTGGGAACGGCAGTTCGGCACCATGAATGCTGAACAAATCGTAGCGTACTGCAAGATAATCGGGGCGAACCCCGAAGAAATCTTTGCGGAGTACTGCAAGGAAAGGAGCATAAGAAAATGACCAGCATGATAGCAACACTGGAGATCGTCAGATTCGTGGCTGCAATAGCGTTATGTACGGCGCTATTTGCATTGGCAATCTACGGACTGTATCGAAACATAAAAGAAACCGCCGAAACCACAATCCGAGAGGAGCTGGAGAAGGCAATCAAGGAAGCTTCAAAGCCTGTGGTCAAGGTCGAGATACAGACGAAAGGTAAGTGGTAAAGTGTCAGAGGGTATGTTTATAGCCTGCATGATAGGCGCAACAATCGTGATACTGACAGTTTTCTACGCTGTGATATTATTCATAGCATGTATCATAGACCAGCACAAATGGGAACAGAAACGTAGTAGCTGTGATGATGATGATAGCCGTGACGAAAACAGCGATGGCAGAGTTTAGATTCGCAATGCAACGGATTTGCTATGAATAGCATTGGCAATGGCAAAGCGAACCTGTGAACGGCTACGAAATGCGAAGGTGTTGATTTGAACAGTAAAGCAACGGCATGACATAGTGGGGTTTAGCAAAGAATGTCAAAGCATAGGCAAGGGCAAAGTACAGCGTCGATTTGCTGGGCAACGGCACAGCATTGATTGACATAGATTCGCAACGGCTAAGAATAGCTATGATTCGCAGGGGCACTGCACAGCCACGCAAAGGCCTGGCAAAATATTGCGTAGCTAGGGCTAGGTATGCACAGCACCGTTTAGATAAGCAAAGGCAAAGCTAAGTTCCGACAAGCAAAGGCGAGGCGAAGTTTTGACACGCAACGAGAGGCAAAGGCATAGCAGGGCGCAGATTGGCGGTGCCATGCAAAGGAATGGCATTGATTAGCTAAGGCATTGAGAAGCATAGAGACGCAAGGGCATAGCAGTGATTAGCAAAGGAACTGCAGTGACTAGCAAAGGCGTAGTTTGGCACAGTATGGCGTCGAAAAGCAAGAAAAAAAATAAATTTAACGTTTAACGGAGGTCAAAAGACATGAGCATGAAAAAAATAAAAGTAAAACTGACGTTCACTGAGGAGATTTTGGGAACG